AGTTGTAGCTATGGAAAAGAACGTAGTGATTAAGATGAAGCACTACGAACAAGTTATCAATGCTATGCGTATGCTTGGAGAAGAAATGACTATTGACAATTTCAATAATCATATCTATGCTGCAGAGAGTAAAGCTGTTGTTAACAATGATAACAAGCATATGTATATGAATACAGATCAACGTCAGAGCTTTATCGAGTATATCGAGGAGTGTCTTGAGAAGGAAGGCCTTCGTTCTGGCTCCCGTCGTAATATTGAGGTGGTAAAGGATAGCCTGAAGAAAAGTAATATCATTAAGACTTTCTATGACCTTACACCCGACAACATCCGCAAGTATGATGATTTTCTTCATGCCCAGGGTGACAAGAGCCAGGCCACTATCTGTAACTATCATAAGAGAATCCATAAGTACACAAAGAAATTATGGCGTAGTGAAATGATTCCCAGTGATCCCTACAACTCGTTTGAAATCAAACATGGTACCTCGAAGGAACGCCAGCCACTGACAGAAGATGAACTCCTTGTTCTTCGTAAAGCAAAGCTATCGTCAAAACTTGACCGTGTGCGTGACCTCTTTATCTTTATGGCATATACTGGACTTGCTTACATCGACATGTGTCACTTTGATTTTTCAACTATGGCAGAAAAACAAGGTGGTCTCTATTATATCGATGGTGAGCGTACCAAGACTGGCTCCAAGTTCTATGCACCTATTCTTCCTCCTGCAATGGATGTGCTGAAGAAATACAATTACAAGCTTCCAACCATCACTAATCAAAAGCTGAATGACTATCTGGACATTATCCGTGAGAAGCTGGAATGGAAAAAGAAAATCACCTGTCACGTGGCTCGCCACTCTTTTGCCACGCTGCTTCTGACCTATGACTTCACCATAGAGAAGACGGCCAGAGCCCTTGGACACAAGGACATCAAGACTACCCAAATTTATGCCAAGGTGCTCAAGAAGACAATAGTTGATAAGGCTGAAAAGCTGGTAGCGGAAATCAAATAAGCTTATAAAACACGCCTTTGAGTAACTGCGACTTTCCTGAACCCTCATGGAAAGTCGCTGTTATTTTCTCGCAGACATACTTACTTCCCTCTATATAGAAAAGTGCTCTTGGGTCTGGAATCTCATCAGACAGGAAAGAGAACGTGTATTTTTTCTTGTTGTCTATGTCGAAAGTGTACTTCAAGGGTATGCCGTCCTTATCCTTCTCTTGTTCTTGATTGATTCGAAGGGAATGAGTGCTATATGTTACAGAGAAATCATCGTTGATTTCAATCTTGTCTACCATAGGATGGGGTAGTCTGTCTTGGGTACCATAAACACGACCTGACCAGAAGCCGACATATAGTTTATCGAAGTAGGCATCATTCTTTTCCTGTTCACCCTTGGCAATGGTTCTTCCTGCATTTGTCTGAGCCAGTGCGCCACTGTTGTAGTCGGTATCATCATCTGTAGCACCTCTTCCGAAACTGCTGCCAGAGCTTCTAACTCTTCTGCCTCCTCCTCCAAAACTACCTCCACCGCTGCCAGGATTAAATCCACCTGAAGTATTGCCGTTCTCGTCGGTTTCTTCTAACCATGATTCTGCACTCCCCATCTCACCACATTCAAGGAACAAACATGGTCCTAAATCATCATCGGTATAGTCAATCCATGCAGGCACAATGTTTATTTCAACATCATCAGCATCCTTGTCAACAGTCCTACGTCCGAATTGGTTTACTGGCATGAGTCGGTTCGTGTATATGTAATAGTTATAGTCTGATTCTGTACTATATATATGGAAGCTCTTATAAAACTCGGACTTATAGCACCAGAAGATGAAATAGGTGTCTACATCCTTGGCATAAAACAATCCCTGAGCATCAGAATTTGCAGGATAACCACGTGTATATGCCGTGGTAGTTCCACCTCTTCCTGATTCGTGGGTTTCAACACCACATTGCTTATGTTCTCTGGCATAGGCAAGCAAGTCGGTGAGTTTGTCATATACGTGTACTTCCTTCTTGTGCTCATCGATATACCATTGACAGCTCTGATAAGGCCAGAACCTGTTATCATTGTCTGCATATGCCAAGTTTGTGGCACCTAAGTAGTCGGACTTGTTTTCTCTTGAAACCTCGACCTGATACTTATTAACTACCTTCTTAATGTGTACATCCTTGGTCCTATATGCCATCTTATGAGAGAAATCAAAGCTGATAGTCTTCGCCTTGTGATTGATGGAAAACTCTCCGTGCATGAGTTTTTCCAGTTCCTCAAAGAACTCTGTCAACGACCAGTGCGGAAGTGCAATGGCAAAGTTCCATGCACCCCATGTTGAAGGAAGTGTATTACATATCAGCAGGTGCCTGAACTGACTGTTATGTATTTCCTCAAAATGGCCAGTATAGCCTATTTCCTCACATATCTTGTTCAAGATATATAGTAGGAAAGGCTGATATGTCAGCACGCTATAGCGATTATTCACCCATTGAAGTGTTCCTTGTTCATCTTTCTGTACTGCATTCTGCATGTTACCAGAAGTGTTGTTTACCCAAGGTAGAGCCACCCAGTTTCTTGCAGGATAGCCAGTACGCCATGCATAATAGGTATCATGTGTTGATGGCTTTCGCTCTTCTGCGTCTGGATAGCCCAAGTGTAGCTGATTCAGGTAAACATCATCAAATGTATCATCGAAGTTCTGTTCGCTTCGACCTTCCAAGAACTGTGTTTTCACCTCCGTCTCAGAAATCTGAGTGACAATGATGCTGCCGGACTTGAAGAAAGTCTTGTCACGAATGTCACAGTCAAATACTACCTTGTTCTTCTCCACGTCCTGGCGATGCAGATGCCCGAAGATACGGATGTTCTGGGGGCAGTCCTTCAGTGGAAACGTGATAGTCAGCGTATAACTGTCTGAGCCAGTAAACAAAGGATTCTCTGATATATACTCAAATGATGTATTCTTCTTTAAGTAAGCCGACTGGCCGTTGATTGTTATTTCCATTTCTTATTTTCTTCTAGATTTAGGTGTTTTATTTCTCATCAGCTGCTCGTATTCATCCTGAGCCTGTTTGATGCCTGTATCACCAGTAACAGTGTTAACAGTCACAAAAGGCTCGTTCAGACGGTCTTTCAGTTGTCTCATCACTTGGGCATATTCCTTCATGACAGCATGAGTAGCTGAAATCTCAGTCTGTGCGCTGCTCTGTGGAGCCTGCACTATGACTGTTGGCGATGATTGATGTGACTGTGCGTAAATGCTCGGGGCTACTATCGTCCTCGATACGTCCTCAGAGCGTAACGATCCTATTGTGTTCGTTCGTTGCGCATAGTCCAAGGCATCAATTATCGGGCGGGCTTCGGGCGATTTCAGCAATTTCTGGCTGGCTACCCATTCACCTTTATGTACGACACCAGCCACTTCATCCTTGTCACCATCACCAGTAAAACCACCAGTGGAGTAGCCTTGTGCTGATGCAGCCTCCTGCTGTTTCTTGATGGCTTCCACCTGCATCAGTCCTGCAGCAACTGCCGTGGCTGCGGCAATAGGTGCCAGGATATAACCGATAACAGGTACTGCAGCTGCTGAACTATATGCATTCAGTGCTGCCGTTGCCGTCTGAGCAATGGCCTGCATCACCTGCATCTTATACATCTTCTTGTTAGCCTCGTTTTTGACCTTGGCAACTTCCTTTTCCTTCTGCTCTTCCAGCTTTTTGACTTGATAGTTGTTACCTTCTGCATTGGAGATTTCCGTCTTGTAGCGCTTTTCAATGGCCGCTACCTGAGTATCAGCTTCTGCCTGAACGATGGTAGATAACTGCTGGAAGATGCTGCTCATTCCGGAACTGATGACCTCCAAGGAACCATTGACAGCCTTACCCATGTCTGACTGTAGCCATTCCTGCATGTCCTCCGTCCATTCTTCGAGGAAGTTCTTGTTACTCTCCAACTCGTCAATACCATATTTCTGACGCAAGGCTTTCTTTGCCTTCTGATACGCCTCTTCGATACGTAATTTCTCCTGTGCGCTGTCACCTGCGGCTTTTA